CTGTTGAACTAAGATCGACCAACATGCCGACTTCGACACCCCATACAGTACGCCCTAATTGACCCCTAGATGCCTCTGTGAAGGCCGACTGGCCTAGTCTATGGGTATGCCCACACACTACGCTCTTACCTAGCCTCCTAGCCCCATTTAAAGCCGTTTGTCCTGGCACTTGGCTAAGCGGGAAAGCATCACCATGCACAGCAGTCCAGCCAGGCGCCCAGTCATAGCCGTACGGTCTAAACTTAATGCCTAATTTATCGTAACCCATAAATTTTTCGTATTGCAGCTCTGGCAAATTTAGAAAACTGGGTAAACGCTTCTTAATAGATCTATAAAGTCTTATGCCATGATTACTGCCAAGCACGTCTGTTACTCCCAAGTAACTTAGCACCTGCTGTGTTTGCAGCCGATCATCATTTATGTTTCCGACCATCTCATCTATTGTGCCAGCGTTAAAACCGCCCAGCTGTGGTAAATCTATTTCATCACCAATACAAATAGTTTGATGAGGTCGCCATTTAGCTAGAAACTTACCCGTAGATTTTACTGCAGCCTCATTAAAAAAAGGCACTTGCAAGTCACTTACAAACGCAACACGCTTAATCTTCGTCTTCTTCTGTAGGATCTATACTAGGTATGATGCCGCCATCACCAATAACCCAGTCGGGCATAGTCGCTCTATCTGATACAAAATACAAGCTACAGCTTTCACTAAAGCCAGCCTTACGTGCAGCCTTGTAAATCTCATTCATAGCAATATAATGCTGATCTAGTTTAGATAATGGCTCAGGTGATTTACGCACAATGCGCTTATTTATCTTCTTACGCTTCCGTCTTGTATCAGCCATACTATAATTGTCGCTTAACTATTAAAGAATACAGTTCATCAACACGCTGTTCTAATCTAGTTAACTGATCCTTCATGCTTTGTCCACCATTAGGACGTAACTCGTTAAGCCAGCCTTTAACTATAAAACGTAATCCGATTAGACCGCCGGATAGCACAGCTATAACGCCAGCGCCAAAGCCAGCCCATTCTGTAGGGGTCATGCTTCATCTGCACCGAGGCCATAAGCATCATCGGATTTATCTAAAGCCCTAGCTGCTGGGCCTGCAAGTGCGGCCACTACTACTGATATAACTGGATCTAGTCCTAATTCATTACTTGCTAAGAATGTTAAGAATGATACAAGCACACCCCTAAAGTATGATTTAAGTATTGCTTTCTGCTTATCACTGATCTTCATAAGTTACCTCCTAGTAGTGGTATATCAAACGGCTTGCTATCTTTATCGCCTAACTTTGTAAAGCTGATATGTATGTGCTTTGTGTGCTTGTTAAAACCCTTGTACTTACGCCACTTAAAATTAAGTATCCTGCCAGCAATCATGCCATTATGTATTACGTAAGATATGCGCTTATCGGTTTTTGCACAGATTCTGATTTGGTCAGCCAGATATACTGAGATCCCTTCGGATGAATCCAAGCGAGAATCCACATCAATGGCTCGTACACACCCGTCTGCATCTGGATTATGATCCGATTTTGTGGCGGAATGACGAGCATCACCCAACCACCCATCAGAGGTAGAGCGACGATCCGGGTACCAGGTATCAATTTGGTCTCTTAACTGTGTACCAGCTGCACATAGCCAGGGCTTCATTATGAAAGAAGTAGTCGTGCTTCCTCAGCGGTAATACCCAGTTTGTTTAACAGTGCAGCTTTTTGTGCTGCCCTAGCTTCGGCTTCAACTTTTTGTGCTGCCTCATATTCAGTTAAACCCTTTTTAATTTCTGCTTCAGTTGGCTCGACCTGAATTTCATCTAGCCACTCTACTTCATCACCTCTTAAAACAAATAAAGCATTTGGTCTAATATGTTTAATTGCGTTTAGTTTGTCGTTGTGATTCATATTATGCACCTATTTCCATTAGTACCATAGCACTTGGGCCGCTGTTTGGTTGAAAGGTAAATGCAGAGGTTGTTTCTGGGCCTTGTCCTCTTATTTTATAGGTAGTTGCAGATGTTGTGGCAGGGCTATCCATATAAATTAATGTTGTAACTAGTGAAGTTGTAGGTGTGCCACTCGGCAAACCATCTATGTAATTCCATTGTCTAGTATCATAATTTGCAATAGTAGTTGTAGCTCTTTGTAATTGTACATTTACTGGAGTGTTTGTAGAACTACTTCTTGAACTCTGTAAAGACACAGTAGTAAAAATAAGAATTTTACTTGTATTTAAAGTTGGTGTAATTGTTGCTGTAATACCGCTATCTACATAAGATGTAGTACCGCTAGTTGCAGTTGAATATGCTGTATTTATTACTTGCAAAACTTTAGCACCGCCAGCAGGCGTAGCCCAACTTGGGATTCCAGACGCAACTGTGAGGACTTGTCCAGTGCTACCAATTCCAAGTCTAGCTGGTGTTGATCCACTAGATGAATAAATTGTGTCGCCTGTAGTAGTCATTGGGTTAGTCATGCCAGCACTTTGACTTATATCAAAGAATATAGCTGCGCTAGAAGATGTAAAATATAATGTGCCACCTTCCCATTGACCTAAAGCAAGTGATCCATGAGTAGTCACTGTTGCAGTGCCAGCAGTAACTGTGCATGTACCAGCACCCCAGTTTTGAATAAATACTGAATCACCAGCTGAAAATAAACTTGTGTTAACTGTAATAGTTGTAGAACCTGCAGCGTTCATAGCAACGGTAGTACCTGCATCGGCTGCTACCAATACATAACTTGTGGTTTTAGCAGTTGTAGATCCGCCACCCATCGCAGTTTGTTGTAATGAAGTCATCTGTGCAGCTGTTAATACCTGCCCAGTCGTAAACGTCTGTTTTGCCATGATACCCCTTAGTAACTTAGGACATTATAGTCTAAAGTGCCATAAATCGTATCATTTAGGATAAATGCGTCTATGACTGGCTCTAATGTCGTGAACGTAGTGCGCCAACTATTCGGTGATATATTCATGCGTACACCGAAAATCTGTAATGTTTTTTCTAGGGTAGATCCGCCTGGCTGGGTAGTAATAACCTGTATTGGATCAAAGAAATCTAGGTCTAGGGCTGCAATAATGCCGCTATTGTAATTGTTTGTATATAGGTCAAGGACTATGGAATCTACCCGAATGCTTGTCTCAGCTCTACTAGCCACATAAGCCTGTGCATAATCTAGGGCTACAGCATCGGTTTCCATAAGTAGGTTGTCTAAAAAGTAGCTGTGTAAAAAGTATTTATCTATGCTGTCTTGGTTAGAAGCTACCTGTGCTGTGCCACCTAACCTAGTAATAGTGGCTTTGTTAAATATAAGCACATCGTTGAGAATCCAACTAGCATCAAAGTAATCTATACCTGTGCCATTATCTGCAAAGACTGTAGGTGTGCCACCAATAGATCCTGCAGTTACGTCTCTATCTTGGAATACAAATGAACCACTAGCATCTACATACAGTGCGCCATACTCAGAAGTTGCTACAGTAGTTAGGGCTTGCAGTGCTGTGCGGTTAGTGCTAGGATCTGCCTGCATAGTAGTAAGCCCTGCATCTATATCACGCATAGTGGCAGGCCAGTCAATCTCATCTAATATTTTGTTAACACGTGTGCCTGATAGTTGACCTGCAGTAGCATCTGTAACTGTGCTGATCTGTGCGACTGTTGCTAATCTAAATGCATCTACAGCTTGTATCGTTGTTATGGCTACATCTTCACCTGATTCACCTGGGTATGTAGTAACGTAACTTGTAATAAAACCTTCAAATATAGGATATGTAACGCTGCCGTATGTAGCAGTAATCTGCACCTTCTTCATAGGTGTCAATAAATTATAATACGGGCCAGTAACATTCTGCGGATTAAAGTCGCCATTTTGATCTACTATGCGTAAAGTAAGTGAGCCTGTTTGGAATTGATCGGATAGTGCTGTACGGCCTCGGTTAGTCTCGATGCGGTTAACCTGACTTGACACATCTACAATTACAGCTGCGCTATCGGATAATATGTTTGTGTCTAGTATGCCCTGATCTAATATCATAGCCTGAGCAAAACTAGGGCCAGTGCTAAAGTTAATTAAAGCGTTTATTACAGGTATTGGCATTAGAAGCCTTGACCTGCCGGTACTGTGCTGTAACCATTTTTTGTAGCAACTTGTATAGTTTCTGCAATAGCCTGACTTAATCTATCGCCACTTGCTGACGTATTTACTGTAACTATAATTTCTTGTGGTGCTGCACTACTAGTCCTACTACCTGGCGTAAATCCAAGTGCTAAACCTAGATCCATACCTGCACCACTAGATGCAAAGCTAGGGTTATTTATAGAAGTGTTTGCAAGGTTACCTATACGACCTTTTGCGCCTCCTACAATAGTACCGCCTGGGCCTATCTGTGATGGGTCAACGCCAAAGGATAATAGCAACGCTCTAGCAGCTTCGCTTAATGCGTAAAATTGTTTAGTCAATTCTTCTGTCGCTGTTGTGCCGTTCATCTCTGCTAATAACTTCTTAGCCAAGGCTTCGTTATTATCTAAGATAGCAAGTTGCGCTCTAATTCTTAATTTAGTTTCAGCATCTGTAGCAGAATTAAGTGCAGCTGTAAGTCCTATGCGCTCTAGGTCAAACTTGTCGCGTAATTGATCTACGGCAGTCTTTTTCTTTAGTAGATCGTTTTCTGCTTTACGTAATGACACAGCATTCTTAATTACCTGTGCTTCTAATTTTCTTTGTTGGGCACTAGCACGGGCTGCTGTTCTTTCCTGACCGCCACGATCTTGCTGTGGCATAGCGTTTCTGCCTAGTTGCTGCAAGCCGCTAATGTAACCACCTACGACTGGTATATTTTTAACATCAAATAGACTGCCTAGTCCAGGTATGGTTGTTAATTCTTTAATTCTTTTAGCCACTATGCCCAAGCCATAAATTACATCACCTGTAGCTGTGGCAAAATCTTCCATGTTCTTTGTTAAGCCTTCAATACTATTATCATCACCTAATGCACTTAAAGAATCTAATAAACCTTTGCCTATAATTTCTTTGGCATTTTCTGCAGAAGCAGTTAATAGATCCATCTTTCCAGCGTAGGTAGTTAATCGGGCTGCTGACTGACCTGCAAACTTTTTATTAAGTTCACCCATAATTAGATTCATGTCGTTAGTCTTTAATAGCGTCTTACTTAGACCAGCACCTAATCTACTTAGACCAGTAGTGTTACCTGCAAAGCCACGTGATAGAGCTGTAGTAACTTCACCTAAAGATCTACCTGTGGCCGCACTTACGTTTAATGCAGTACTTAATGCATCTTGGCTTTTAGTTATAGATCCTGTTACTGTTAATAATCTTTGGAATGCTGGGCGTAATTCATCATCTAATACGCCTGTAGATTTTTGCAGATTAGCAATATACAGCTCTACACCTGGTGCGCTAAATTGATAGCCAGTATTTTTTAACTGTTGCTCTAATGACTTTGCGGCCTTCTCATCGGCCATAAATGCTTTAACTGCTGCTTTACTATATTTACTTAAAGCTGTAACGCTAAATGCTGTAGCAAATACTTTAGCAAAACTTTTTATCTGTTTATCAAAGGCTGATACTTCTTTCTTAGCCTTTTTTAATCCTTTGTTGTCAAAGG